TTGCTATTACCTTTTGATTTACCATACATAATTATTTTCCTTTTGTTGTTTAACTTTTAGCACACAATAGTTGTCAAAACAACTACCATCTTTACCATCATGGCAAAAATACTTTTTATTAGCTGTGATAATCCAGCCACCCTCATCACTCATTAACTCTTTATTACAAGTCTCGCAGTAACCACAGATTAAAGATTGATGTGTAGGTCTTACCCATGTTTTCTTTTTTATCGGCACTTCCACCTACGTCTTGCTTGTCTTATTCTTGAGTTAGGATCGTTTCTTGTTTTAGCAGATGAGTTTCTTAATTGTCCGGCAGATCTTGCACAATAACTTTTTCTACGTTTAGCATCCTTAGATCCTTTCTTAACTTTACCTGTTACTGCTGTCTTTAATTTTGATCCGGGATTGGCTGCTCTATATCTTGCAACACCTTTGGCTGTCATACCAGCACCTTTTTTTGTAGGTCTGTAATTTGCGTTCTTACCTTTTGTTGTTTTTCTAATAGCCATTATTTTAGTATAAGTTTTTTAATTGATTTTTCACCTAAATAAATTTCTGTTTCTGCTTTAGATTTAATACATTGGTATTCTACATTATTATTAAGTTGTCTGTTAGCAATCCTTTTACCTTTCAAACAATTACTCATGGATTCTTGTATTCTATGTTCTTTAATTTCTCCATTAACAATCATCAATAATGCAACTACTACTTCAACCATGTCCATTACCATTTGCTCTAACTTTATCTTTTAACTCTTCAACATCTTTTAATGCTTTTTCTAGTTGTGTTTTTAAAAATTCTATATTAACTTTGTTAGTCATATTTTGTTCTTGATTTGTAATTAATTTTTCTACATCTTCAAACAAACTTTCAATCAACATAAATTGTTCTTGGTCAGTAGGTTTCTGTTCTGACTTTTTAAGAAGATCAGCTTGGAATAATTCTCTTGATGTCTCCAGACTGGTCAACCTCGCAGTCACCTCTGTATATGCGAACACACCCATTGCTACAGCTACTACAATACCAATCATATTTTTAATTGGCATACTTACTGCTGTATTTTCTGATACTTTCATTTTTTCTTTCTTTTGCATTTACATTTTGGAGCAAATAAATCATTAGTCCATTCAATGTACTTATCAAAAAAACCAAGAACTTTATATACGTATTTATCAATCATGTTGCTGGTCCACCGCAGAAAGCCAATAGCAACATCATAATTATAAGAACACCTGTAAAATAATAGTTCATCCTCTCTATCTCCATAGGTTATTCTTTATAAGATTATTATAGTATTAGAGCTATAACTAATAGCACGCCAATAACAATTACTGCTTTTTTATGATCTTCCAAATAGTGTTTGATCATATCTCTAATTTCATCAATCATATTTATCTCCTATGATCTTCTAATATAAGATATTATTTACCCTGTCCACGATTTTTTGACTTGCCTTTTTGTCTTTTCTTATGTTTATTCATAGAAGATAGCTTAGGTCGTCTACCTATACTTGTCTTTTTTGGTATTCTTTCGTGAGGTTGATCAGCTATATTAAACTTTACTCTTGCCATTATATTTGTTTTTCCATATTTCTTGTTGAGTTAATCCTATCTCATCTTTTTTTGTTTTTAATCTGTCATCTATTTTAGTTATATCTATCTCTTCTACTAGAGCATATCTGTAAATTTTAGTGTCAGAATTTTTCCATTGAAAATGTAAAAGGTATTTAGGTTCATCATAGTTACTTAATAAACTAGGATCAAAAGCAGCTATTGTCATTTTTTAAACTTTTTATTACTCAATAAGTTAGTAACAGATATTCCATAGTTACCACCGACTACTATAAAAATTAAATATAGATATACTTCTGGAATATTCTTTAATTGCTCAAAATAAAACTCTACTTTTTTTAGCATAGTCATATCACCATAAAATGTAGCATAAGCTAGTATGCCAAGTGGTGCTAATATAAACGCACCTAATACTAAATCTAAAATTAGTGAGCCATTTCTTTTAGCTCTCTCGTTACCAGTTTGCATTTCTTGTAAAGCTATTTGATGCTTACGTTCACTTTTCTCTGCTCGTTTAGTCATAAAACTTCCTACAGCTTTAGAGCCTATTTTAAATAATAAATTATATGGTAGCATATTAATCTTTAGTTTCTTCTTCTAATTTTTTAATTTTAGATAAAGCATCATCTAAATCTTTAGTGCAAAATTCTAGCTTTTGCAAACACCTTTTGTTAGCAGCATCTTTAGATTTACCTGCATCTTCAAGCTCTGCTATCTGACCTTTTAGTATTCTAACCTGATCTTTATATTCGTTAATTATGTCTAATGAATTATCACTTTGCATATATTATTTTTACCTTTAGTTTGATTTGTTCTTTAGTTCTACTTCTTAGTATAAGAGATCCTGTGCTATTTCTTTTATAACCATCTTTGGCTGTATAGTCTGTTTTTCTATAATTTTTAGTTTTAACATCATAACCAGTATACTCACCTGTAGTCATATTTAAAGTAACAATATCTACTGGACCAAGACCACCAAGAGGTGTAAATACAAGTATATTAGGATCTTTTGCTAGTTCAATCTGTGCTTTCATTTCGCTTAATAGACCAGTAATTGCTTTCTTTCTTCTAGCCATAAAGACCTTTAGAGTTAAAGTTTTTGAAATAATATAACTATAATTGTAAACATTCCACCTATTAAAGCTGACATAGCATAATACATGTGTTTTTTAATATCTTTAATTTCTAATTCTATATTGTTAATTTTTTGGTGAGTTTGTTTCTGCATGATACGACAAAGTTTTTCGTGTGATTCTATTCTTTCTATTGCAGTATTTTTAGCCATTAGATTGTATCTTGTGGTTTACAACTGTATTGAGTTGATAACTGAAGTTCATTTACTGTATCTGTATTCATAAGTTCTAAATATTGTATACTTGTATCTAAAGCTACTATGGCACAATCTTTCCAAGTGTCAAAAGTTTCTTGATGTTTTACTGGATCTTTACATTCTCCTGTTACAAATGAACATACTGAAAGCATAAGAATAAATTTCATAATAAAAACTTTATATATTTAAAAACCCCAACTTACAAAGGAATATCTAGTGCCTTTTTTAACTTCAGTTACTTCATGTGGGTACATAAAACAACTAGGAAATATTATAATATCACCAGTTTTTGTCTTAATTTTTTTATCCCTTATTTTAAGATCACCCCCCATATAATCATCATTTAAAATTCCTATAAAAGAAAGAACAGGTATTCCTTTATGCTCGCCATCAAACAAAGAATGTATATGATCGTAGTGTTCACGCATCATAGTTCCTTTTATATATTTATTTAATCTAAATGGAGAAAATTTTGTACATATATCTAGTTGAGTTTTATCTGTTTTACCTTTATGTTTTTCAAAATATTCTTGATATGCTTGACTAAGAAATTTTGCTGTCTCAGCTTGAATTTCAACATTATAATTACTTACATCTAATTCTTTATTTTTTTCTGAATCATAAATTTTTGAAGTTGTGTCGTACCATGCGTGTTTATACCATTTATTGTTTTGTAATATTTTTATAGTTTTTTTACAAAGTTTTTTAGGTATAACATTTGTAACATAGATATAGTCATCTACATTTTTCATTATCAATCTTTCTGTTTTAAAATTTCTTTTATATTTAATTCTGTTAATTCAATTTCAGATCCCAGTTTATCAGAAACAAAAGTGTTAAATGATAAAGAAATTCTATTTTTATTAGATGTGTTTATTGGTACACTATGTTTTAAGGTTGATGGAAATAAAATAAGCTCACCACTTTTAATAGGTAATAAAAAATTTTCTGAATTAAATTCATTATATTTAAAAACTTCTCTTTTAAAATTTAAGTTTGTTGTTCTATTGAAAGTAATAGGTGGCATTTTTTCATCTACTTGAAAATAAAAAACACCAGAAACAATAGAGTTTGGGTGAGTATGTTCGTGATGTAATGATTTTGGTGGATTAAAATTTACCCATGATTGAGTTATAAATAATTTTTGTTTTGTATTACATATTTCTTGATCATAAACATTTAAGCTATCTTCAAAAAATTTTTTTAATTTAGAAAATATTTTTTTTTTTAAAAGATAGGAATCTACTGATCTAAAATTTTTATTAGTTCCATTTTCAATTAATTTAAGTTTTTTGTTTATATAATTTAATTCAGTTTTAAAATTTAATTTATATTTTGTAATGAGAACAGGTATAGAAAAAAGTCTAATTAATTCTTTTTCCATTAATTAGGATTATTGAACTCCACCATGTGCATTAGATCCTGTTCCAGATACACTTCTTGCTGCACTTAAATCTCCAAATGTTGATACGTTTCCAGCAGATGCAATAGTAACAAATGTTGTATTACCATTATTGGGAGATCCTGTATTTTCTTGGAATACACCTCTTGTTGTATTTGATACTGCACTAGCAGTAGTCGCTACACTTAAATCACCAAAATCTGTAGCATTACCTGTGCTTGCTATTGTAACAGTATCTATTACATTAAGTAATGATCCATAAGGTGAAGATCCGGGATTGGATGTACCACCACCAAATAATGCTTTTGTTGATGTTGAACAACCACCAGAATTATTTTTTATAGCAGATAAATCTCCAAAGTCAGTTGCATTACCTGTAGATGCTATTGTTATATAGTCAATTACATTTGATGATTCACCACCGGGTTGGGTATTTAAATTTCCACCAGCTCTTAATCCTCTTGTTGAACTACAAGCACCAGCGTTATTAGCCGCACTAATTGTAGCATCACCAAAATCTGTTGCATTACCTGTAGATGCTATTGTTATATAGTCAAACACATTGTTATTAGTTCCGGGAGCAGGAGCTCCTCTTCTTGGTCCAAACACACCTCTTGTTGAACTTGATATACCAGCACCTAATGCTCTACCATTAACTGTTAAATCCCCAAAATCTGTTCCATTTCCAGCAGATGCAATAGTTACATAAGAAATTTCATTTGTTCCAATTGAAGTTCCATCACCACCTCCACCATTTACACCTCTTGTAGTAGAACCAACTGCTCCATTTTGACTTCCATACATTGCTGTATTTAAGTCACCAAAATCTGTAGCATTTCCTGCAGCTGCGATTGTAATAAAGTCTATTGTATTTACGTTTCCACCCGGTGTACTTCCGCCAAAAAACAATCCTCTATTACCAGATAAAGCACCATTTTCAGCAATCCAATCTCCACCTCTAATTGCAACCCATACATCTTTTAATTTCCAAGTTCCTGATGCTCCTGATGATGTTGGATAAGTAGACATAATTATTTTCCTATGAATTTAACTCTTTTAATTTTGACCATAACCAATTAGCTTCTACTTCTTGATTAAAAGGATTACCATCTTCCATTGGTTCTAGTGGTGGTTCTGCAGGGTAATGCCATTCAGTAGTAAAAGTATCTAAGTAATTTTTTAAATCTGTTTTTGTAGATATTAATTCAGCTTGTCCATTAGGCAATGCTTCTTTTCCATTTGTTACACCTATAAACCAATTATCGCAAGGAGCAAAAGAACCTTCAATATAATTTCCCCACAATCCTTGCGGTAAATTTTTACCAACAAAAACTGGTGTTGTACCATCTACATTTAGTTTATATTTTATAATTTGATAAGACATAATTGTTATTGTTTGCTTTTATACTATTTTAATTTTTTTTAATCAACATGATTTTTTTTGCTTTTTTCGTGTGTTAATAAGGATTTTTCATCAATTAATTTAAAACCTCTTTTTTGTGCAAAAACCTTTGAATTATTTTGAAAAACAGAAACACACTCATTTAACCATTCTAATGTCATTTCGTGGCTAGGATTTTTACCATTTTTAATCATTTGATTTTCTTTATCTAAATATTCAAATATCATTTTTTGTGCAACTGCCGAGTTAATACCCATATCAAAAAGATAAATTAAGTTACCTTCATCTATTTGACCACCCCTAGACCTTGCAGCATTTAGAGCTTGTTTCATAGCTGTCATAATGTGATATTTTTCTTCTTCTTCCTCAAAGTCTTTTTCAGTTATTTTATCTTTACCAATTTTTTTTAATATGTTCTTATATTGGGTTGTAAAAAAAGACATTTTTCTAATAGCACCTTGAATAGAATTTAAAGTGTTTGCACCATCAATTTTTAATTTTAAAATTTTTAATTCTAATAACTCTTTTTGTAAATAATCTAAATTATTTTCTTCAAGTTTTTTTTCTCTTATACTAATCTTTAAGTCATTTTCTTTCATAGTTAAATGAGCCTGTTCCAATGCTTGTCTTGTTTTATCAATTTCTGCTAGTGTGTGTTTAATTGATCTCATGGGAGTTAAGTGGGTTACGTCAAGCATAACACCCATAAATTGAGAATGTGATTTATAAAAACTTGATGATGAATTTTTTATTGATGGCATACTTTCTTGAATATGTTTTAACATACCTTTATATTTTTTTGGCAAGGTTGTTATTTGAGATATGTCTTTAATAGTTAAAGATTTATTTTTCATTATTGCTCCATACGTTTAATTGAGAAGATCCATATTTTTTTATAATAGAATTAGGAAGAATATTTTTTATATTTCTTTTTGTTTTAAATATTTTATTAGTTTTAATTAAATGTAAATTATCACCTACTATATCATCATTATAGTTTAAGCCATTAATTGAATACTGACATAAATTTTTAAATTTATGATTGTATTTTTTAATATCTAAAAAAGTATAAATTTTATTTATTGTTTTTGAAGTGTTATTAATTAAATCATTATACTTTATAAGTAGATAATTATTCTTATCTTCATTATCAATTATATATTTAATACCTACTAATTGACTTACAATCTGATTATCATTTTGCATTAAAAAATTACATTTATCATTTATTGTTTTAGCATAATTATTTATAAAAGCATTTTTATTATTGTTAGACCAATCAATAAAAGATGCCAATACCTCTAAAACATCCCTTACCAATAAAATTATTTTAGGTTTTGGATTTACATATTTTTTAAGAAAGTTAAAATTATTTGGAGAACCCCACATTCCTCTATCAATTATTACATCTTGTTTCCAATCTTTGTAATACATTTTGTGTATTGATTTTAAAACATTATCAAAAGATTGTTCGTCAGGAAAATTTAAAAAAGTCATATTGTTTTTTTTTAAAAAATAAAGATTTTTATAAATTTCTGTAACAATAGAGTTTGGCGTAACTGCTATGTTTTTATTTTGATTTAATATTGTTGAAAGTAAAGTATTTCCTGATCTTGGCAATCCGCAAAGATAATACAATTTTTTCATTAAAAATTAAAAATATATTTTAAGCAGCATCATCAATAGATTCAAAAGAAACTATTAAATCTAAATCTGAAGCAGCACTTGCTCCACCTTTTAAAACGTCTCCCTCTTGTAAGTATAGAGGATTTTCTAAAATAATTACTGTACCACCTGCAGGTATAACAATTTCTTTTGCTAAAAAAAATGTTCCAGAAGTATCAAAATCTGCAATACCATCAGGTGTATAATTTGCTTTTGTAACTGAAAGATTTAAAGAAGAATTAAATGTTCCATCAACATTTGCACATGAAATTCTATTAATTTTAACTAATTTATTTGACGATACTGTCATTAAAGTTGTAGTCGTAGTAGCTGTTAAGTTATAACCTACCGATTCTCCTTTAATGGATGATACAGATACTATATTTGGATTTGCCATATATTAACCTTTTATCCGAAAAGCATTGCTAATGCAATAACTTTTCCTGCACTAACTCCTGCACTTGAAAAACTTAAATCTCCAGAACCATTTGTAACTAATGCTTGACCAGAACTTCCATCTGCTGCTGGGAAAGTTAGATTGTCTATTGTTACTTGACCACTACCTTTAGGAAGAATAGATACTCCTATATTAGTATCTCCACCAGATGCTGTAATAGTTGGTTTGTTTCCAGTAGCAGCATTTGCTAGTGTAAGTTCATTAACTGCTGAACTTGTAGCTGTTAAATTTAATAGTTCATTACCATTAGTGTCACTTATTTTTGTACCTATTTTTGGTGATGTTAAAGTTTTGTTTGTAAAAGTTTCTGCTCCAGTTAAAGTTGCAAAACCACTTGTACTTACAGCTACGTTTTCCCATGCACTCCCACTATAAACACGCATAATATTTGATGAAGTATTATAGTAAAGCATACCAGCAGCTAAAGCATCACCATCATTATCTGTTGATGGGTCAGATGATTTAGAGCCTAAATAAACATCATCAAAAGCATCAGCAGATGCGGCAGCAGCTGTTGCAGAATTTGCAGAAGCAGTAGCTGAATTAGCTGAAGCTGTAGCAGAATTTCCAGAAGCTGTGGCTGATGTAGATGAATTATTAGCTTGTGTAGTTGCCAAAGCAACTTGAGCAGTAGCTAAAGTAACTTGTGCAGCACCATTATTAGTAGCAGCAGTTGCAGAACTAGCCGCAGCTGTAGCTGATGAAGAAGCAGCTGTAGCACTTGTTGCTGCACTAACTGCGTCTACCAAAAGTTCAAAGTGATCTGTGTCTGTTAATGAATCTCCGATAGCACTATCTGCTACACAAATATAAACATTATTTAATTGAGCTGAAGTTGTTGATTTAACAATATCTCTTTGTACGAAAGCAGCAGTAGTAACTGTTGCACTTGTACCTTTGTATGTACCTAATTCTTGTGTTACTGAAATTTCTCCAGAAGAATCAAATGCTAAAATTTTATTGGCTCTATCTGTTGCACCCACAGTAAACTCTGTAGATGTCATTGTGTTTGTTCTTGATAATTTTATTGATCTATCAAGTTCTTCTTGAACTTGTTGAGTAGTCATGGTTGCACGATCCAAACCCTCTTCGTGAGATTCCGCAGGGAATGGATCATTAGCAATATAATCTATTGCTTGAGTTTGCGGAACTTCTCTAATTATTACAACTGT